TTGTTCTGGAGTCATTTCCAATTCCTTTGTGTTATCGCTTTTTGCTTCGCCGGAGGCTTCTAGCCCTTTAGCTGAGTCGCTTGGGTTAGCAAATTGCATTTTGAAACTTTTAAATTCTTCGGCCGTGTCAAACGCCTTAGAAAGACTAAATAGTGTATTTTGATTAGCTGGCACAGACACAACAGATATTTCGTGCAGTTCCAGTTCTTTTACAACAAACAGCTCTAAGGCTGAATTATATTCCGCATCAACGATACGGAAACCAATGCTAAAGGCGGTTAGCACGCCGTCTTTTACAAGATTGAAAACGTCTTCAGCAGCAGCGGAAATCCGGGCTTGAACAAACAAACCTTTTTCGTCAACTCTGTGATCCGTCATTCTACCAACAGGTTCAGTGTGATTGTGGTAAGCAAGAATTACTGGATTTTTTAAGTAATTTTCGATTCCCTTTTCCCACACAACTGCAGGAACAATATCACCGTGTCTGTCAACGTCATTTGTTGACGCGTAACCTTCGATGGTTACTGAGTCAATTTTTCCGTCGGCGGTAGGTAGCTCACTCTTAGTAAAAGAACTGTTTAAAAACAGGACTTTATTTTTATCTACCATAATACCCCTTTGTGTTATTCCTTAGCGGAGGCGGGACGTCCTCCAGTGCTAGGGTTTGCTGCGCTTCCGGCAATATTTGCTGGAATACGTAATTCGTCATTACCAGGCTTAACCTCGTAACGTAATTCTGTTCGTGCTTCGTTGGCACTGATAATGCCAGCATTTACCAGTGTTGAGTGGTAAGCCGCAATGTCTTTGAGTTCAGGCTGCAGTGCACTCACCGAACTGGTAATTGCTTCAACATCATAACCAAAGTAACGTTCAACTGCCGAAATAAACTTGCGGTTAACTGGCAGTACAGTTTCTAGGTAGAATAGTCGAAGGTTGGGCGCAATGTTGGCGTTGTTGCCACCTGCTAACAAGATTGGTGGTACACCCACAGCTTGCATGATTTTTTCGCCATGAGTTTTGATTGATTGATCAAAATCCATGTCTTTGAAGTTTGTTTCAGCTAGCTGATGTGGTTTTAAGCCACTATCCAAGATAACTGGACGCTTGCCGCCATTTTTAACATTGTACTTTTGTAGCCAGTACTGAATCGTCTTTTCTTTGGCAACTTGTGATAGTGTGTTTTCGGTTGTTAAGACTAAGCCAAACACAGCACCATTGTCAAAGAAGTTTTCTTGAAACTGCTGCATTGAGTACAGCAAGTTAACAGACTTGTCTGCTGCTTGCAGTCTGCTTGATCCGCGATAGATACTATCCGAGCTTAGGTCTCTGAAGTAAAAAACTTCTGACTCTTTAAAGGTTACATAACCGTTGTAAAGAAAACCCTTGATAAAGGTTTTTTCATCAGTTAAGATTTCAACCTTGTCGGCTGGCAAGTGATACATAAACACACCATCAAAGTGTACAAATGCATTGCCTTCTAGTACAAAGTCAGTGAACAGTGCGGTTCTAAAGTCTTGGGCCGATTGATAAGGATTAGGACGAAAGTTTAGTAACGTATTTAAGGTCTTTTGACGAATGCCAGCAACCACACCATCATGTACTTTGTCTTTGATATCGTAGTCTAAGCTGCTAGCAGCATTTACCAACATACTTACACTACGATTAACTGGCTCCAATTTCTTGAAACTTTGAAAGTAAGTTAATTTAGCGTCTGTGCCTACTTGCGTGCCTTCGGCTTCTGCAATGCGGCTTTGTGCAGGATTCAGCTTTGTGCGAATCCAGTTTTGTGTGTTATTTATCCAACTCATGGTTTTCCCTATATGAATCTTGAGAAAAGCGAGATGTGGTTAGCAGAGCTTACGTTTGTTTCACCATGAACGTGTTTTTCGCGCTGTAATTCAATCCAACGCTGCTGTTTGGGTTCAGAACCGTTTTGAGGAGCCTTGCCATAAATGGCATGCAGTGCTACGTGATGCGGATTACATAGGGTGTAAACCTTGTCATATAGCTCCACTCGGTGCTCTTCAATAAATTCATCACGCACAGCTAAAATGCCATCGTCAGTTGAAATATCGTAACCTTTGCGGTCAGCCCACGTTTCTAAGAGTATTGTGATCGAGTGCAAGTGATGCAGCTCTAAGTCTTTGGGTGTATCGCAGATATAGCAAGCATCTTTTTTGTCATAAGCTGCTTTAGCGCGATCACGAACCCACTTTACAGGGATTCGTTTATTTGTGTTTTTGGCCATTTTTTATCTGGACCTTCTTGAGATTACTAGTATTATACATGCTTAGCAACAAAAAGTCAATACCAAGTTTTTGCGTGCAGGTCAAACCCTTGACTTGACAAACGCAGCCAAAACAAGTATAATAGAATATTAAGTATAAAACCGATTACAGCGTGTATGTATAAAGTGCATAACGAATAGCATCAGCCATGTGCGAGTAATCATCGTGCTTGGGACGTTCGCGAGTTAGGCCTTCTTTGGTATCCCAGCGATACTGATCAAACACAGCCAAGCTGTGCGTGCAGTGTGGTGAGACTTTTAGTCTGCCTTGTGCTACCAGTGTTTGCACATAAGCAATTCCTGGTAGTACATCTTTTTTGGCCTTTGTGCTGGCAATATCATAAATATAAGCCAGGTCTGATGCAAACTGTGCTGCAGCACTATCAATAAATAGTGTTTCAACACCCCACTTCTGAATTAACTCAACAAATGCACCGGCATGTTGTGCAGTGGTAGCTTCATTGGCTAAATACTCATCAACAATCCAAAAACAGTCTGAGACCTGTTCATAAACAATTACACAGAACGCTGTGTAATCACGGTATCCAGGGTCACAGCCAGCAATGGCTTCGCCAAGCAAGTCTGGTGGTGGTTCGCAAACATCCGACTCAGCCAAACTATAAATCTGACCCTCAAACACTGTAAACGATGCCAAGTATTCTTGTTCAAATTCAGCACGCGACATTGACTTGCGTGCTTCTGCTACATCCGACTCAGCCATGCGAGTGTTTTCCGAATAGTCAGCTTGTAGCGACACCCACTCAGGAAAGTTGCTATCAAATCCACGATTCCAAAATTGGCTAAACCAGTTGTTGCGACCACGTGGTGTTGATATAAAAATTGCTTTTGAATTGGGCTTGTCTAGAGTAGGGCGTAGCGCAACGTTAAATGCAGCTTCGCCATCTGAACCAAGTGCAGCTTCGTCAAAAATGATTAGATCATAGCTGCGACCCACACAAGAGTCCACAGTACTCAACGAACCCATGCGAATAGTCGATCCGTTGCTGAGTTCAATAATCTTGTCTTTTAAGTTATCACGCGATACTTCTAAGTCAAAGTGCTTGATCAACTTGCGTTGTAGTTCAAACGAGATCCCCGATAAATTATAGTTAGGCGACATGATTAAAACATTGCAGCCTGGCACTAAACTAACCAATTGACCAACCACGTTGGCTATGTAAGTTTTGCCCAATCTGCGAGCTAGTGCAGCACAAACGAAACGATACTTGGGGTCGTTGACTGCGTTGATTAGTGCGATTTGGGGTCGGTTGATGGTTTCATAAATGCCCAGCAACTTCAAGTAGTTGGTAATCGGCAGTTTGATAAAACGTTGGTCAGCTGGAAATTCTGTGATAGCATCACAGTTAACATCAGGTCTAGAAATAGTTAGCATTAGACCCCGTCTCCGTTAATAAGTCGGTTTATTAAATGTGAATATTTTGATCCGTCCAAACCTTCGTTGATTTGCACATTGACCTGCTTTTGTGGTGCCGATGATTGTTGTGCCTTGGCTAATTGAATCTCACGGTCAAGCAAGTCCATGCTCATTTTGTGTGAAAGTGCTAACAATTCAGTAATATCCTTGGTTGAGCCCACGTCAGCTTCGTGCATTTCTTGAAACTTCTTTTTGATTAAGGCATCCATGGCCGCGCGCATTTCAAACCGGTTGTTGAATCCTGTGTCCATGAACACATGGTCTACATATGATTTGACCTCGCGACGTGCGAGTATTTCGGTAACCAGTGAAACTGGTAAGTCTAGATTATCCGCGACACGACGGGCGTCTTGTAATTGCAAGTAACAATTGGCTACTTCCAGTGCTTCCGGTGCAATTTGTAGTGTTTCTGCAGGTAGGTGTTGTTGCATAGTTTGAGTCCTTTGGTGCGATTATAACATGGGCGGCAGTTTGGGGTCAAGTTAAAAAATTTGGTGGGGTTTGGTCAAGTTGGTGCATGGTTATGGCACCGTGAGTGTTTTGAGTATTTTTTTGAAGTAGGCCGTGTGGTTGGGTCCAGTGACCTATGTGTAAACTTTAGTCTACTAACCGCCCCCAGTCAGTATAACATAAAAGCTATCATGAATCAATAGGGGTAAACACCTAGAAAATAATTTAAAAATCTCTTGACGATGTAGAATTCTATGATATAATAAACACATGACAACAAGACAAGACTACCTACTAGCGTGCTCTGCAATTGAGGACAAGCATCCCAATGCATGGAGCATTGTACAACATGACGACACAAATTTTTCTGCTAAGGTAGGGCATTGCATGGCGTACTATGTTATAATCGACAATGAAATTATTGGAGACATTTGGTATGAATAAATTTAAAGAATTTTGTGATCTTGCTCTTGCAATGACTTGCATTGCGATGCCTTTTGTGATATACTTCTATCAAATGAAACCCTAACCCTTTCCCTTAACCCTTAACTTTTTAGGACTTTAAAATGACTGCAAAAACCGTGAACTATACCCCTGAGCAAACCCTGCAAATGGTTGCTGATTACCAAGCCGGTACAACTGTTGAGACCATTGCCGAGGCATTGGGTAAGACTGTGCGTTCTGTCGTTGCTAAACTTTCGCGCGAGAAGGTTTACATTGCCAAGACATATGCCACCAAGACCGGCGAGGCTGTTATCAAAAAGGATACAGTAGCCGATTACATTGGCGAGGCTTTGGGCTTGGGTGAGGCTGATACAGAATCACTTACCAAAGCCAATAAGG